TGCGCGAACTGGACCGCAGCCAACGCCAAACCGAAATGTTCGCCAGCTACCAGCCCGAACTTGCCCAGGCTAAAACCGCCCTCGCCTCTTCGGAAGCCGCACGCATCGAGGCCGAGCGGAGCGCCGCGGTTCTTTCCGCTCAGCTCACCGCAAAAACCGAGATGGCCAACGAGCTGGGCGAACGCCTCAAAGCCGCTGAAAGCCTTGCCAGTTCTAAGGATACGGAATTGAAGCAGGCCAATAATTTTTATCAGGCGTGCGCCGCACGGCTTGAAGCTGCGGCCCGCGAGATAGAATCGCTCAAGGGCAACAAGGCGAAAGCCAAGCCGACGCCAGCACCGAAGAAACCCGCCGCCGTGAAAAAGACTGATGGAAATTCCTGACAAGCGCCACGAGCAAGCCCTTGCCGTTGAGTCTGCCGCCCTGGCGGACTCAGACGGCAAGGAATACCCGGCCAGCTACTGGCTTTCGCTGGCGTGTTGCCTGCTGACTTCGCCAGTCAAGGCCGAACGGGAGGCCGGGAAGGCGCTTGTGAAGCGATGGAAGTATAAGGAAACATCATGCTAATACCGGTTATCGCTTGGATACTATGGCAACTCGACGCGCCCCTATGGGTTTGGGGTTTCGCAATAGCCAAACTGGCATTCGAGATTTACAGCACACCGTTCTATTTACGGCTGATAAAACGTGATCGTGACGGCCGTTAATGCTGCGCCGGGACACCCCTCCCCGGCTTGTCCCTTCGGGATCAATTCATTATGAATTGACGGCCTATAAACGCCCCGGACTCATACAGCCCCACTAATGCCCGCACTTTCGTTATTCCGCGACACTCCCGGCGTAACATTTTGACGCTGCGGCAAATCAGGACCACCACCCGCCAACTGTTCCTGTATCGGCGTATCGCAGATAGCCCAGCCGGTCCAATCCTCATAGGTAAGTTTGATAGCGCACGGCGCTTTAACCTCGACGGTGTAACCGATGGTTTTGAGGTCATGGTTGTCGATTTCCATCTTGAAGCGGTCCGAGGTGCTGACCGAAAACAGGACGTGATACGCATCACCACGGCGCACCGATCCAATAACGTGAATCTTGTGCCCTTCGAATGGCGTGCCCTTGCCTTCAACCGGCTGCTGCACTGGTTGAGATGCAGTGGCGACCGGCACCGAAGAAGAGACAACCTTGCCATCAACAATCGTTTCCTCGACCACCTTAACCGGCGCGGGGCCAATCGGCTTTGATGGCTGTTCCTTGGCCTGAACCTTGGACGACTGAAGGGGATTCAGCGAACGGCCACTAGCCAACATGCCGAACAGGATAAAAACGCAGAGGGCCAGCCCAATGAAAGGCCAACGCTTCCAGAACGGCGTTATGTCCTGCGCCGCCAGTTCGGAGCCACCGCCCCGCGTGTGGCTTTTGTAGAGGCCGAAATAACGCTTTTCGTATTGCCTGATGCTGGTATTGACGACCTCGCCCCGAACGCCATCCTGCACCTTGCGGATGTATTTTTTGGCAGAGCCAAAGGCCGTAGCTTTCTTGACTCGATAGCAGACCTGCACCAGATCGACCACGGTTTTTGAAACCTTGCCATACGACTGGGTAATCAACAGCACATCGGCGGACTCGTGACGATGCAGCGAATACCATTCCTCGACATCGATTGCCGTACCACCACGAGGCATAGCGAGGTGGCATTCGTCTATGACGTAAAACGGGCCAGACCCGTTGTCCGGATGGCGCCACGGATCTGCATAGTCGTCCATGGTGGCGAAGGCCCGAATGATGCCCTCTTCTTCAGCAGCCGGTGAGAACCGTGTTGCGGCCCTTCTGATCGTACCTTTGCGATTTTCAACGATCTGAATCAGGCCGGGATAGCCGGCGTCAATCTGAGCTATCCGCTCAAGATCCAACGGCAAATTGGTAATGACCTTACGGCCCTTTTCCAAGGCCGGCAGGACATGACAAACGGTCGCCTCGTAAGACTTGCCACCACCAGGCGGCCCGATCAGGAGATTAATCATAGCCCGCCGTGAAACTATCGAAATAGTCGGTCAAGTCGTATCCGCATTCCGGGCACTTCGGCTCATCCACGTACGTTTCTTCGTAATCTTCGAGGTTTTCAAGGCCACAGAACGGGCACGTGATGTTATCCATATTCAACTCCCTAGGCGTGTAAACGGTATCAACTGAAGCCCCAGTCGAATGGTGATCGCTGCGGCAATAATCGCCATGCACTGGCCGAAACCGATCAGGCCGAGCATGTTTATGACTTCTGACGGCAGCGCCGACCACGCGCCAACCTGCTGCATTGCAGACACATCAATCGCCGATAACAAATCAATCGCGAAGGTCAGCCCCTTATCGACGATGTAACAGACGAAATCGACAACTACATCCCACAGGGACGTAAAAACGTTTTTGACCAGCCCCCAAATCCATTCACTGAAGGCGACGATGGTTTGAATGATGTAATCCATGCCTAGCCCCCAAAGATCAACCGACGCGCCAGCAGCAGCGACGTAATAAGAAGAATGGCCCGCACGGCGTCAAATACGTAGCACGGAGGCGCCAGCGACATGCCGCCCAGGTTGATCTTTGAATTGATCGACCCACTAAACGACCACGTCGGACACTGGCCACTGTTAGCGAGATTGGCGGGCGCCAGTTGCGCGACCACCCCGAAAATCGGCGTGTTCTTCAGCGCGTTATATTTTTCAGTCAGAACACCGGGAAGGCCGTTTTGGTATTTCTTTTCGTACAAATCGCCGTTTTCACCAAACTCACCCGCTTTCCCACTACAGGCCTTTTCTGTTGGATCGCAATCACCTTCACCATCTTCGCCGGTGCCCGTACCTGAAGCATTTGTCGCCTTGCTTTCAGAGGATGTCGAGGTACCAACGGGACCGGCCATACCTGCCGAACCTGAGGAACTGGGCGTAGTTGTCGTAGTCGTGCTGGTATGAGTGGCGCTCGTGTTGGGGTCCGTTGTCGTCGTCGTTTCCGTCGTTTTGGTCGAGGAATCGCTATAGCTTTCCGTTTTCTTCTTCGTTTCGACCTTGGGCGTTGAGGTATTGGGCGTTCCGGCCGGCAGGCACATCACATTGCCAGACGACGACGTAATAACGCCCTCACCCGCGCCGCACTTCGGCTGATGCTTGTCGGCTTCTTTGATTTTCTGAGCATCGGGCGTTGGTTGGCCGTCCGGCGTCGGCGCTGAACCTAGGCCCGTTCCCTTACACGCCCAATCGGTATAGGTCGCAGGGGCCGAATGAGAACCATCCTTAAGAATGTCATAGCCGCCTGATCCGTGCTGCACTTCGCAACCGCCAAAGCACGCCGTCGTCGCTCCCTTGGCAATGGCGATATCCCATCCGGCATTTGCTACGGAGCCCGCTCCATAGCCGCAGGTTTTCCGACAGCCTCCACCATAAAACCATTTCGTGCCGGACGGGCAGGAACAATTTGCCGGTTTCGCAGTGAGATCAGGCTTGTCTGTGCCGTCATACACCGGACACGGAACGGCACATGTTCCATCAGCCTGACGCACCTGAGGAGACACACAATCAGGTCGATGACACGACGAACCGGAAAGCGTCCAACCCTGATCTGCAGGACACACATAACCGGCCACCGTTGAAACCGTTACATTTTGCGAGTTTAAAGAACCATTTTGCAGAAATCGACATTGCGCGTATGTCGAATAGACGTTTATCTCGAAAAACGTGAATCCATTAGCCGAAACGAATTTGTTACACGCATCGGCGAAGGAAACCGTACTCGAAACGTTTCCAATTACGTAAGCACTAACGCTTTGCGATGTCGCTGGAATGGTTTCCGCATGACTGAAAACCGCCCATGCAGACATCAATAGACCGACGACAAAATATAGAAAATTACGGAAATGCCTCATTGACCGCCCCTCATGCCCTGAAGAAAGGCCATGGCCGAAAGGGCGCCAATCGCGGCGATCAATGCCCAGAACACCGCGATCAGCGCACCAGTCACAGCAGCGCCTTAGGCCTTGCTGATGGCACGCTTGCCAAGGACACCACCCTTGAAGGCCAGCGCAATACCAATCACCAGAATCATGGCAGCAGACGCCCAGGTACCAATACCAGACAAATCAACAGCATCGAGAACAGCTTGCATTTGAATCTCCTTAAGTGACCGGAATCGCCGGCCGCGTTTTTCCCAAAATTGGGGAAACCTTTACGCCTTTCGGATGGCTGTTAGCGCCACCCCGGCGACGTAGCCGAGATACCAACTAAAAATTACGGTGCCAAATCCCCACGTCCAAACGGCAAGGACAGTTGGAGCGTCAATGCCCATTACGGCATAGTCGGCAGCGGTGAATGTTTCCGCGCGGGCCTCTGTGAAAACCGCGAGAACAGCCAGGACAATCACCGCGAGGACGACAGAACGAACAAGAGCAGAAAAGAACGCCCTGATGAACGTTTCGTCGTTTTGAGAGGGGCCGGGATAGTTCATTACGCACCCCCCGAAGTCATTTCTGGACGCACTCGAAACGAGCTTCCATTTCATCAGCCATCCATTTAGCCGTTTCAACAGACCCAACCGCCGAACCAGCAATGAAGACGAAGGCCAGAAACGAAAATTTGGACAGCCAATAAAAAGCCCGCTCAGCGTTCATTCCGAAACCTCAACAAAAAACGAAAACAAGACATAGCCGGCATCGCAAAAACCGAGCGCCGTGAGAATCGCGGATTCCTCAGTTTCAAAATGGACGGCATGCTTGACCAGACGGACCGGGGCAATGTCGCCATCCTCAAATCCGAGGAACAGGCAGCTTTCGCGGTCCTGCACGATATGGCGACGAGCGAACATGATTAAGCGTCCGGCTTAACGCCTGCCAACGGCTTCAGTTCTTCGAGGACAATCTTCGACACCTTGCCGGTCGTAACTTGCGAAAACGTACCCTTGGCCTTGAAGGGGAACGGGAGCTTTTCGTATTTCAAAAACTCTTCGGAGGTGCCCATGGAATATTCCGTGGTCGCCGTACCCTTGGCATTGCCGGTGCGATCATCCAGATCGGTTTCAATGTAAAACTTGGTGGAGTCGTATTTCACGCCCTCCATCTCACCCTTCGAACGCTTGACACCACGGACGACACATTCAGATTCAAAACGCATGATTTTTCCTTATGCCTCGATCCAGCCCGGTTCATCCGTGAGGCTGACGGATGGAGCTTGTATAGAAATAGCGGCCTGCTCAGCCCGCAAAAAACCTTCAGGAATGGCTTCTGGCCTGCACAACAGGTCTAAAAGTTCGGTATCGGAATAGAACTGGCGTAATGCCGCCAGATGGCCCCCGGCTTGGTGCCTAATCCACTTGCGTGAATGTTCGAGCGTTGCGCCCGCCAAGCGCTGGCGGTATTCAAGTTCCTGTCGGTTACCGGAGAACTGAACCGCTTCGAAGCAGGGATAGAACGCAACGAACCACTGAGTGGGGTGTAACAACATATCCAGCGTCAATTGATAACAACTGTTATGTAATTCGACTTCTGCCCTCACCCACGGCGAGTTTTCTTCGCCCTGCTCTTTTCCCTTTTCATAAATCCGGGTGTATTTGCCGGACATACGGGAGCCGACGTAGAGAGTCAAACCGCTATTGGTAGGATCGTCCTGTTCCCATGCGCCGCGCAGTTCGATCTTTGGCGGGCGACCTCCACGGCAAAATGCACCCTCTTTGGCACGCTCCCGCATCAAACGAACAGGGAAAATCTCGCCTTTGTAGTCATCAAAGGCCATGTCGACACGGGTTAGCCACCCCTTAACATCACGAAGGAAGTTATGGAGACGGGATTCCCAGCCCGGCGCTGCCATGAAGGCACCTTGACCGGTAATGGTTACAAGGACGGTTCCAGAGGTATGGCCGACATGGATAATTCCAGCGCCCAGCGGCATACCAATTGCGTATTTGTAGGAATTGAGGCCGTTTGGATAGGCTTTGAAACGGTTCTTTTCTTCGCCTGATCCAAAGCCGAGTATCCAGCCGAATACCCCTTTGAGGAATTCCGCGACTTTTTTGTCTTCGTTACCTTCGGGGTCATCTACCCGCAGACCGCCGATGATGCAGTAGGTCCATGCTAAAGAAGGTTCGAAAACGCAAGACACCCAATCGATACCGACCTTTTGCCCGGCTATGCAACGAACCCCGGGACGAATAACGGGTTTGCCGTTACGGTCAAGAACGAGGCTTTCCCCGGTTTGGGTTCCTTGGGGACTTTCCCCCCCTGTTAGTAAGGGGGGTAACTGCCCGCCGCTGCGCGGCACCTCCCCGCAAGCGGGGACCCCTCCGCGCCCGGCGTGCAAGACACCCGCACGAGTCAGCGGAGATTCAGCAACCCAAACGGATAACGGAGTGACCGCCGCAGACTCGACCTTTTCGGGAGTCACACTCAGCAGCGCATCCGTAATCCGCCGTGCTTTTTCAAAATCATCAACCGACATGCGAGCAGCAGACTCAACCTTTACGGGAGTCACACTCTGTTCGTTACGTCTGCTGCGCTTTTTCGCCACCGAATACCCCTTGTGTTATGGTTGACACGTAACGGATTTGGTGCGTGATAAATTTGTTACGTTCGGGGCGCATTTAACCCGTAACAGATTTATCACGTCAATATGACGAAAGGCATAGAAATGGAATTGCGCGACTACATCAACGCGGGAATCTTGCTAAAAGGCAACGTTACCGAGCTTGCCAAAGCAATCGACCAAGAAAGAGAAGCCGTTAGTGCCGCAAAGTCCCACAAGCGCGGACTTCCAGACGAAGCACTAAGCAAACTAGCAGACCTGCTAGGAACCGACTTTAGAACTATTGTCGCCGCTTCCCGCCTTGTGACAGAAAGGAATGAGGCAAAACGCGGCTACTGGCTCCCTTTTGTTCAGAACGCACCCCAAATGACAAGGATTGCGAGTTATGCCCTGATTTTAGGCATTGTCACAAACTTTGTGACACCAACCAGCGCGGAAGCCGCCCCACTACTGAAGGTTAGGGCTGAAAGAGTTTGTATTATGTAAACTTATAAAAATTAAAAAAAAGGATCAATTCAGATCCTCTTCGCTTATCGCTGGCAGGCGCAAAATCGGAATGCCCTCGTCCCGTAGTTCTTCAC